ATCTTCAGGGGTTGGTGCGTCAGGGATTTTCACGCCCAAAGTGTTTTCCACAACTTCTTTACCCTTGGCTTGGATGGCGCTAGACAGCAGCCCTAGACCGTTTTGGGCAAGTGTCCCTAACAGGGATGCGACTATGGGGATCATTTTTTTTCCTCCGCTTTATTAATCAATCTTTGCACCACCTCTTGCTGGCGCTTTGTCTCTTGCTTGGCTTCCAAAATGTCAAGATACATCATCCCAACAATTGGCAACAACAATCCAAAAACCACAACCATGCTAAGAAAAGCTATCAAGAACCCCACTTGATGATCCTCATTTGTCGAATTGCTAGGAACAGGAGGTGGAGGTATGTAATAACTATCATTACCGCCCCGATTATTAGCGCCTTGTCTTGCAGATTGTTTAGCATTTGCTTTCGTTGCCATAATGCAGCCCTATCTTTTGCCTCTTGCGCTAATCTTTCCTTTTCTTGTTCAGCCTGCAATCTCTCAAACTCATCCTGAAACCTTGACCAAACCGCACCCAAAGCTGGGTCAACGCCATAGATTAACAATTCTCTTAACTCTACGGCTTGGCGTTCCAATTCCATTTCTTTAAAAATGTTATCAAGGGCTTGCGCTTTTAGTGACTTACCCTTTGGCGGGTTTTTCTTTTGTTCAGCAGTGGTGGCTTTGACTTGTTCGTGGGCATCAAAAAATTGACCGATGTAACTAGAAATCTCCATTGTGATGGCAGAGACATCTTTGGCAACAGCTTTTGCATCCTTGTATAACGCAACGCCTTGCTTGATGGCGGCGATAGCGGCAAGGGCGGCTGTAAATGGATCAATTTTTGTTCATCCAATGACTTAGATAGCCCACAGCAGACGATAAAGCAGATACTAGCGCCATACCAGCCCAAAAGCCTCCACGCCCCTGATTTGCCAATGCAACTAGCTTTTCAATGGATGATTCCATCTTGTCAATCTTGGTTTCCATCTGATCGAATCGGCGTTCATAATCCTGAACCTTTTGCCAAAGCACCCCGTATTTAACTGGATCAATTTCCATGATCAGCTTTTCATCACATACGCAAGGGCGTAGTAAGGTGGAAGATTTGCGTTAGTTCCGCTTGTGCCAGCAGATGCAACCGTTACCGTACCTGATGGAGTTCCACCAGAAGCGGCTCCCGTGTTTTGGCTACTAATTGCGGCAGAAGCTCCACCAGCGATTGTTAAACTTCCTGATGTAAATGTTTGCCCAGTCTGTGCGTGTGTGTGAGTTGGTAATGCGTTACCAGCAAATGTTGCCGTGTGGGTGTGAGTAACCACAATTGCATCTTTTGAACCACCCGTAGCCGCCACAGAATAAGTTGAACCAGCGCCAACAATAAATCTGTCTCGCAAATCAGGTGTGCCATTTGTGCCATCACACAAATACCAACCAACTGGAACGCTACCAATTGAGCCATACCACAACGAAATCATGCCTGTGGGAATGGTTGTGCCTGTGCTTGTATTGGCTACGCCAATAATCCCATAAAGGTTGTCATATGTGCCAAGAGTAATGCCAGCAGAAGTTTGAACAACAAATTTGTAATTAAAACCATAAGTCAACCAAACTTCAGTAGGTAGGCGACCTGACGAATCCAACACAATAGGATTTGAATTTGCTACCGTGCCGTTCACATCTGTGTAAGTAGCCAAGGGCGTAGTTGAACCAGCTTGGTAGGTATAGATGAGACCGCCATTCAATGGCAATCCCGTGTTGTCAAAGAATTGCTGACCGTTGCCAATGGGCGAAAGATTAACTGCCATGATGCGTCCTTATGGATTGTTCAAATTGTTGATTTGATTCTTGCCTGTTTGCTTTGTTCCAGCGCCAAGTTCAAGGGCTTTTCTTGTTTCTGCTTCTGCCGCCCGTCTTGCTCGCATTTCCATCACGCTAGTTCCTAACTGAAGACCCGGCACTAACACGTTGCCGCCTTGTTCAACCCCAACAGCAATTAATTTTTTGCCTTTTTCAGCCAAACTACCAACTAATGTATTGCTGTTATTTACAAAACTGCCGCGAGGTTGGAATTGAGTATAGCCAGCAACGTTGCCTAATGTTTGCAACTGCGATGCAGTACCAGCATCAAAAATTTCTTGCATATTTTTTACTGCGTCTAATTGCTTTAGACCTTTGTTAAACCCAGCTTGGGAAAAGTTTGCCTGTTCGCCATAGATGCCAGCTTTATCTGCCAACCAGTTAATTGTTCCAGCCGCCATGTGTTGTCTTGCTAATGAATCTTTGCCCAAATGATCAACCATTGTTTGAACATTTTTGTTTACGCCATTGATTACAAACTTTTGAATAAATTTATCGGCAGGAACAATGTCATTGACCGCAGCGTTATAGGCTGGGTCTTTTTTAAGCATATCAAATCGTTCTTTTGCCAAGGATCTTGCGTTGTCTGCCAAACCTTTAAGGTTACTTGCAACACCTTGTTGCAAGGGCAATTGTTCAGCCGCTTGGCGAACAATGCCTAAAGCAGTTTTTGCGTTACCGTCTGCTGACTTTTCGGCTTTTCTAATTTCTTCGGCTAAGTTGGTTCTCAATGCTTCATATTGCTCAAAAGTCATTTGTTCGCCTTTTTTAAAACGATCCAATTGACTTCTGATTGATGATGGCAAAAATTCAGTTTTTAGTTTTTTAGCAAGCAAGGCATCAGCATTAGCCGCAATAGCTTTTCCATCAACAGGAAATTGACCGCCATTAGCATCTTCTAACTTTTTGTAAGCATCACTAATTTTGGTATTTCTAGCCGCGTCCATTTGCACATACGCATCAATAATGCCCTGACTGTTCTCTATGGTTTTTGTTCCAAAAACATCAGGCGCAGCTTGGTTGCGTATTTCTTGCACATTGTCAATCAAGTCTCTGTTTTGTTGATTAAACCGCTGTGCAAGTTCCACATCTTTACCGCGTCTGTTTTGCTCTTGTGAAAGTTTTGCTAAATCACCAGTAGCTTGCCCCTCAGTTAAACGAACAGGAACAGGTAACGTGTCTGCCTCAATGTGGCGTTGAAATGTAGGCACGTTAATTTGATTGATAGGAATATCTTTTAACGCTTGCTGAAGTTCAGGGGTAGCCACAGACATTGCCTGTTGAACCATTGTTGCGTTTGGTGTAGCTGCCGCACCACCGCTTTGCATACCAGTTTGACCGCCTGCTGTAGGGACAGGGGCTTGTCTTTCAATGGTGACGGTTGGAAGTTTGGCTTTGATGTTTTGCGCGGTTTCTGCAACCACACCAGCCACTTTAGGCACAACTTTAGGGCCAGCCAACATACTTATATCAACTGCTGCCTGAACATCATTTGGGTTCAATCCTGTTTTTTCAGCAATCCAATTAACGCCTTTAGAAATATTTTCGCTAATAAATTCCATTGTCTTTGTAGGCAATGATTGCTGATATGCAGGAGTTTCTTTTAATCCAGTTAGTTTGCCGGGCAACAAATATTCCAACGGCGCGGATACTTTTGTTGCAAGTTCTTTTGATTGTTCAGGCGTTCCACCAATTGCCCTTGCGATTGGATATGTTGCGGTGCTTGCAACAAATTGCGGTAGTGCGGCAGGAATATCAAACACTGAAGCTGTAAATGCTGGAACAGCTTGCTTAGCTTCAAAACCCTTTTGAATCACGTTACCAATGATTGAACGAACCTTGGATGGTGGCTGTTGACCCGCCTGCACATTAGGCGCAGCAGTTGGCGTATTGCCTTGGATCAAATTTAAAACTTCATCTTCTTCTTCAGGCTTTTTGGTTTTTGTGCGCCCAACAGAAGTCGCCATGCTGCGTGATGGGTAAGCTGGCGCTGATGGTTCTGCACCACCGCGAATTAAATCCAATACTTCATCAGCCATTACAAAGTCCCATCTTTAATGAGTTTTTGAACGTTCAGATATTTTTGTTCAAACACTTTTCTTTGTTCTGAACCTTTTGGATAACCAATAATTTCATCAGCCATTCTTGCTCGCATTTGCGGATCTTTTACCAATTTAGGCAATGACATAAGTTCAAATACCTTATTGTCAGCATTGTTGTTCCACATTTGCGTAAAACTTGGCATATTGCTTTCACCAAACTTTCTAGCATACTTATCAGCCGCAACGCCTTGCCTGTCGCGGTTCTCCATTTCGCCATGCAATTGAATAGCAATTTTTTGCAAAACTTTGGGTGGATAAACCTCTGAACCTGATGCCGCCGCGGACATTTGTTTGCCAGCATCTGATGACAATGCTTGTGGGTTGTTGCCAATCAACGCAATCTGAAGATTTGCAAGTTCTTTGCTCAATGTTTTATATTCACTATCGTCAATTAGTTTGGTCAAATACTGTTCAACTTGCAAACCTTTACCAGCTTGGAAGCCTTGTTTAGCCAACAAGTTATCAGTGGTTTGCATGATTTTTTCAAGGTTGTTTCGAATAGGCGCAACTGACCCGCGTTGTGAAACAACATTTCTTAAATAATCCCCGCCTGATACTTGCGCTTCTTTTTCGCCTTGCTGAAGATTAAACACAGGCTGACCAGATTGGCGCACAGGAAATCTTGGCGGTACAGGCTGGCTATAAACAGGCACATTTGCTGGCACTTCTGCAGGTAAATTTTGCACCATTGCATTTGGTCTTGGCGCAACATCAGCAGATGGCGCATTCCGCACTGGCGCTGGTGCAGGCGCAGTAGACGGTGCATTTGAAACAGGACGAATGGTAATTCTTCCTTGATTGTCTTTGCTTTGAATAAAGTTGTTTCCTTGCGTGTCAGTAACAAGTTGCTCATTTGGCATAAGCTGCATAGTGACCGCTGTGCCGGGTATGGCTTTACCAACAGGAACAGCAGAAAATTCATTGGTTGAGGTGACTTGGCTTTGTATTCCAGTAGTTACACCAAGGCCACTTGGTGACAATGCAGATGTACGGGCAGATTCGTCCAAGCCTTGAATGTGTCTTTCTTTAAAATATTGGCGCAATTGTGCAGGGTTGTTTGCCGCAATATCCAAATATGGCTGCAATAACTTCATAGCTTCATCTGGCTTAATATTCAAATCTTTTGCCATAGTCATGCCATTTTGTTTGACTAAGTTAACCAACGCTTCTTTATTTGCGGTATCAGGATTTCTTTCAGCATCAATAATTAAAGGGTTGTTGATCATTGAAATTTGACTGCTTGCAATTTGTTTTTGCTTTTGTGCAAGCAAATTTAAACGATCCCTTTCGGCAGTAGATTCAGAACTAGATGCGGTTGCTGTTGCTTGTGTAACTCTTGGCTGAGATGTTTTCTCTGCTACATCAGCTTCAGTTTCGGCGCGACCAGCTTCTGCTTTTGCGCGGCGTAATTCTTCAGGCGTTAATTGTTGTAATCTGCTTAATTCAGAAGCAGACCTTTGAACCGCCAAAGGGTTCATTTGTTCTGCTTGTTTGTATGCTTGTGCGCTACCCGCAAGGTTCATCATTTCAGCCAAAGTCATAGGCTGAACAGGTTTGTATTGCGATGCTACTGGTGCGTAATCTGCCATTTTTTATCCTTATGCAGCGTCAAAAGAAATATTACCCTGTGGCACAGGTGTTCCATATCCTGCTGGTGCGGGTATTCCTGCACTTGGATTTGGTCTAAGCAAATTAGATATGTATTGTTGATTTCCAAAAGTTTGCAAGCCACTTCCCAAAGCATTGCCCATTGCCACCTGACCAGCGCCAATTGCTGAACCAGCGCCAGCAATAGCGCCTCCAACACCTTGAGAGGTTGTGCCTGCTAATTGTCCTGTTTGGCCAAGGGAAGTTTGACCCAAGCCTGCAATAGAGGCTAGATTGTTGTAAATGTTTGAACGTTGTGTTTGGAAACGATTAAACGCATTTCCAAATTCTGTGCTTGCTAAATTCTGACCGTAGTTTGTCAAACCTTGCAAAGCATTTCCACCAATTAAACCCCCAGCTTGATTTGCCAAATTAGTAGTTGCTATATTTCCTTGAGCTAGTCGAAAGTTATAACTAGGGTCAATTCCTGCTAAAAAATCCTCTTGACCAAATTGTTTGGTCAAATAAGGTTTCATGCCAGCAATGTCGCTTAACGCGCTATACCCAGCTTCTCTATAAGGGCGCTGCTGTTCGTTTTGAATATCAAACATCTGCTTTTGATATGCGCCAGATTCCCGCATAGCGTCAGCTTGTGTTTGTGCGCCTTTCTGAGCCATTGACCCAGAAATTAATGAACCTCCTACAATTGCTGCTGCAACCCAACTCATATTATTCCCCTTTAATTTCTAGCGTTTTTAATTTGTTTGAAGAATCAAACAACGCAAGATCATCAGATTCAATCATTTCTTTTTCAATTTCATCTAAGTCGGTTTTGTCAGTCTTGTGGAACGTGATGCCAATTGCGTCAGTTACCGCCAAGGTCACCCGCTTAGTGCCGGGCTTGCTCTCAATAATGTCACCCGCATACAGATGAACCATTCCCTTTTCAGACCACGCAATTATTTCACCTTTGGCGCACAAAAAATAATGGTCTTGCTTGTGAACCTTACCCACAATCAAAGTTCCTGCTGGACGGGTTAACTTTCTTGCGTACATCCCGCCATGAAAATAATGCTCTGTCTGCATAGCATCAGCCGCCAACTGCAATTCAGATTGAGGCATGGCAGACATTTCCATTTGCAGTCTTTCGATCTGCTCACGGGTTGGAACATTGTTTATAAGAAGATCGTTCATTGGTTGTAATATGGCACTTTATAAGCCACGCCATCGACAGTAATGTTGATAAACCCAACAGGTCTTGCAGGCAATGTTCCTGACCCTGTGGTAGCAGTAGCCGCGCTAGAAAAGTTCAGCAAGTTAATGAAGAACTGTTGCCACGCCCTTGTTGGTCTTTTGGTCTGTGCATCTAAAAACTCAGATTGTGGATATGGTTGTGTTTGAATTACTGGAAGTAATGCCATCAGTTTTCCCCTACGCTAGATTTCAAGTTTGCTGAAATTATGACCGCCTTTACAGGATCAGAAATTGAAACTTCAAACACTCGATCCCGCGCCGTACCCAAACGCCGCCAAATAGCACGGTTGGCATACTTGCCAATCAAACCGATGGTAGTCCAATGCTCGTTTGACCAAGTAGAACCTCCATTGTCTGACCAACGCAACATGGCTTGGGGGTTATCGCCTTGTCCTGTGGCAAGACCAACGCCGGGCTGAAACTGAATCTGCAATTCATCAAAGTATTCCCGCTGAAAGTCAGCCACCAAATGCGGCGCACGACGCAAACGCCTGACGTGCTGACCATCATCTGTGTAATTCAGCGGATCAAGTTTGTAAATTTTGCCGTTGGCGTAATCCCCAACCAACACCAAACCTTGGAATTGGGCACAACAATTACCCCTTGCGCGTTCATACAAACCTAAATTGTTTGTATACAACCACTTATGCCACATCCCTGAAGCTACGTCATAAGCCCAAGTCAGGTTAATTGAGGGGAAGCTAATTACATAAACCTCATGTCCCTCTAATTGGTAAGTCCACGCAACAGCATCACTAACCACTTGATTGGTCAAAGAATTTTCAACCGCATGGGTGGAAATCCTTGTAGGTACATAGCCATTCATTTGCACAATTTGGGCTTGACCACGAATGTTTCGGCTTAAATATGCAAATGAATTACCAAGCCGCGCCACGCTAAATTCTGCAGCAATCCCGTGTTGTGTTGATGTGCCGGGGATTCTTTGGAATGGAAATGGGCTTGTTCCCGCATCAACCCAAACCTCGCTAGAAACTTCACCTAGTAAATAAATCTCGCGGTGATCAACAATCAACGTCACTAAATCATCAGGCGAACCGTCTTTGCTCGAAAAACTCAATGCTGGCGAAATAGGCGACAAAGCCGCAGATGCGCCAAATTGCTGAGTATCAGGACGGTTGTAAACAAAATAGTTGTCCACAATATCAACCGCGCTACCGCTAGTAAATGCGCCATCTGTACTAGGCAAAACCGACCAATTCAAGCCATACAGCGTCCTTGAAGTGACTGTTTGGGAATTGTTGACCGTGTATGTTCCAACGCCCCCTGTGCCTGTTCCAAGGGCTGTAATGATGGTTTGTGCGGTTACTGTTGATCCTTGGATGGTTTGACCAACAGACAAAGTGCCGCTGGTCACCGCAGACACTGTTAGGGTTGTCCCTGCAATTGCCCCAGTAACAACCGCCCCTGCTGTGGCGCTGTTCATTTGCGTAGAAGCCACAGTTTGACTTTGGTTAACAGTGTAAGTGCCAACGCCGCCAGTTCCAGTACCCAAAGCAGTGATGACGGTTGCTTGGGTTACGTTTACGCCAAACAACGCTTGATTAATTGCAATTGTTCCATTGGTGATTTCGGTTACCGTTAAAGTTGTGCCACTAATTGATCCTGTAAAAACTGCCGCAGATGGGCTAGAAATGCGCCATGTGTAACGATTCTGACCGTCCACAATGTAAACATTCACACCGTTATCAGTGATGCCCACAATGCCAGAAGATGTGTTTAATTGACCCACCATTGTTTCGGTGTAAGTAGAAGTCAAAGCATAAACATACGGGCCACAGACTGCCACCAAAATGTCGCCGCCAGACAGGGTACGCATTCCCCTGATTTCCTCTTGATTTTCAAATAAAACCAATGCAGTCAGCCCCGGCGTTGGGTACAGCGCCACCACGCCACGTTCGCCCTGCTGCTTCAAGGGGTCAATTTCAGGCACAAAATTAATGCACTCTTGGGCATCTTGGTAAATGCTAGGCGCTTCGTAAGATGGGCCAACAAAGCCAAAATCAGCCATTATCTAAAGCCCCCGTCCATGATAAAGCCTGCATCTTTTGCCCGTCCAACCATCAAAGCATCAGGGTAGCGAGACACTTGTGCTGGACGCATATTGGTGCGCTTGATCGTGGCTTTGGCTTGACCAGCAAATGCGTTAATCATTTGAATCTGTGTGGCTGAAGCCTTGCCATACATAGGCATCAGGCGTTCAGCCAAGCACCACCGCAATGCCATGTTGTAGCCTTGGGGTAATGCGATTGTGTCGTACAGCGAACCGAATGTGCGGAAAATGGTACTGGTAAACAAATGAAGTTCACCGCTAGATGGGTTGGGAAACACATACAACGTACCCAAGTTTTCGCTGGGTTGGTAGTAAATCATTTTTGCCCACGGGCCATTCAATTGCTTGATGCCCAAGGATTGATATTCCTCCAAACTCAGGATTGCCACAGGGTAATCCAAATAGCCACCAGCTATGTTTGAACCACCTTGCTGCGTAGCCACGCGAACAAACGCTGATTCAATAGTCAAGGGACGTTCATAGTAGGCGGTGATTGTGGTGCTTGCTACGGTTTGGGAAATGCTGACAGTGTATGTGCCGCCCTCATTGACGTTACCGCCTGCGCCAGTACCAAAGCCCACAATGGTTGTTCCTGCCGCGATTCCTGCGCCTGTGATGGTCATGCCCATTGTGATTGCGCCAGAGATTACGCCATCAACAGGGACTGTCAGGGTTGTGCCTGCAATTGAACCTGTGAAAGATGCCCCCACCGACCCTGATGGGCCAAGTGTGTATTGAACTGTATTTTGAACTGTCTGAAAAATGATTTCGGTCTTGTAGAAAACCATCATGTTTTCGTTTGACCACTGGGCGCACATATCGTTCAACATATCAAACGAATCTTGTGCGTCATCTGCTGATGGCGATTCGCCAGCCGCTAATGCGCCAATATCTTTAAGCGCCCTGCTGATAATGTCGTAAGGAGTCGTCATTTATTACACCTTTGGCACAAATTTCTGTGGTAACCAAGGGGCAACAACAACTCCATTCCCAATTAGGGACGCTAGTTGTTCCTCTAAGCGGGATTTTATAAGGTTTATGCCGTTTTGGGTAGTCTCATTTTCAATCCATGATGCCACATCAGATTCGGTCACTTCATGGAATGGCTTTTTAAGGATTTTGTCGCTAAACCACCAATTGCCCTCTGTTTGCACCTTTTCGCCTGTGTCAGCTTCAGCGGTCACATGGTATTTGGCATGGGTAATCAAGTCGCCATCAGCAGATATTTCTAGGATTTTCCAATCAAATGTTGTCATTTGCTCTCCAATGCTGTGATTCGTGCTGTCAGGGCTGTGATAAGGGCTTGTTGTTTTTGGATGTTCATTTTGTTGTCCTTAACAGGCCATCAGCACACAAGGCACACAGAAAGAACCATCTTCATATGTGCAAGTGACATGGGTTGATGTGACTTTGGCAACTGTCTTAGACCGAACAATATCATCACCTTGAGGCTTGGCAGTGCCGTCACCAGCAGACATAAGCAAGTCACCACGCTGGACAGTCACACCCTGAGCGATGCGGATAATCATGTCACCCGTCATCGCCATGTTGATTTCGTCTACATCGTGCGCGTCATCATGCGTCCAGTTCACGAACACACCAGCGACATTGGCATCACCCTCAACGTCCGACACCTTCACCTTGTTGAGCTGTTCGTTCTCGACAGGGTTGCCTTCTGCATCGGTGTAGACGTTCATCGCGTCCAAGTTAGACAGCACAGTGCCCTTGACCAGCGACTCGTCTTTTGGTGCTGTAGTCTGCGCCCAGCGAGACAAGTGACCACCGTTGTAGGACACGGTTGTGCCTGAGACGGAGATGTTGCCCTCGGATGTTCCTGCGCTTTGAAAATTTATTAGCGAACCGTCAGCAGTGCGGTTGAAAAATCCGGGCGTACCCGCAGACGAAGCAAAAAACTGACCGTTACTACCCGCAGCGATTGCAACAATGTTGTTATTCAGACCGGGCTGATCTTCTGATGTCGTTCCAATCAGCAAGTCACCGTTGGAGTCGATGCGCATAGCCTCCGCACCGCCTTCAGCAAAAGCAATGGTGTCAGCGGCAGGGAAGAAGATACCTGTGTTGGTGTCGCCTGTTGTAGTTATGGCGGGAAGTGCCGCAGTTCCAGCTTGTACAGTAGTTACACCAGTAGCCGATAAGGTAGTAAATGCACCAGTTGAAGCTGTGGTTGCGCCAATAGTTCCATTAATAGGCCCAGAAAATCCTGTTGCCGCCAATATTCCAGTAGATGGATTAAATGTTAGCTTAGTGCTAGAAACATTTTCTGTTGTGATTGTTCCTGTCGTTGCACTTGTAAATGTCAAATATCGAGTTGAATTTGTGGTTGTGTCATCAGAAATTGTCAACCCACCCGTTGGCGCCGCCCATGTAAACGCTGATCCATCCCATGTAAGCGCCGTGCTTGCTGTGGTTGGCGCGGTGATAAATGAAGTTGCATCTACCCCTGTTTGGTAAGGAATCTGATTGGCTACACCACCAGCAATGTTTGTTGCCTTTGTTGCACTTGCTGCGCTAGTAGCTGTTGCCGCAGTGCCGCCAATTGAAAGACTTGTTGCCGTGCCTGTCAATCCTGTACCCGCACCGCTAAATGATGTGGATGTGAAAACGCCTGTGGATGGATTGAATTGCAGCTTGGTGGAACTGACAAATTCGGTTGTTAGGTTACCCGTGGTTTGATCTGCAAACAGCGGGTAACGTGTGCCTGCTGTGGTTGTGTCATCAGTGACCGTTGCATAACTTGTTGGGGTAACCCATGTGGGTGCGCTTGTACCATTGGATTGAAGAACTTGTCCATTTGTGCCTGTTGACCCATTAACAGATAATGTGCTTGTCAACGATAAAGTTGTGAAATATCCAGCGGCAGCGGTTGTTGCACCGATAGACATATTGTTAATTGTGCCAATAGAAGTTGGGGCAATTTCAACTGAATTAACGCCTGTGGG